AGAATTGGCCGCATCAGTACAGCAGAGCTTCAGTCGTTCACTCAGCGCTGAAGAGAAAGCTATAGCTGCATGCATTAGCTCACCTAAGTTAAGTAGTTTATCTGAGCAGGAGTTCAGAGAGCTTATAGCTCAAGCTGCTGTAGTTAATGGCATTAAATCTCTGCCATCAGATATAGAAGTAACACTACTTAAGCAAGTGGTAGAGACTACCTACATGCAGCTCTCTATAAAAGATTGGCAGAATGCCTTCCTTTACAACGCTATAGGTAAAGACTTTGAGCGAGTAGATGCATTTAACTTATTTAGCGTGGCGTTTATGAGTGATGTATTCAAACGCTATCAGGAGTATAAGAGCAAAGTATGGCGAGAGCTAAATAAGGTGCTTATACTACCTGAAGCTGAGCCACAACATGTAGAAGCTACTGATCCACTAACTGCGCTTAACCAAGATGTTCAAAGGTGGCAAGAGGGAAAGGAGACCTGGGTAGAAATATCTGCACCTTACAACTGCCAAAGATTATTCAGGCAGGGCATCTATAAGAAATCGGAATGGGATGCAGAAGTATGGGCTCGCTTTGATGACTTAGCAAAGCAAAAGACTGAGTCTAAATTTAAAGCTTCTAATAGAGTAGTGTTAGGCCCATCTGCACAAGAGGAATTTGATAACTACCAAAAGATAGAGCTGAGCAGATTAATTTACATAGACATCATTAAAAAAATAATTAAAGAATCATGAAATCACTAACATTGCAGGAAGATGGTACATACCTTTTTGAAGATTTAAAATTAACTCGTGAGAAATATGAGAAATTTCAAAAGAGCATGCTTAAAGAACTGTCTAAAAAGAAGTATGACGGCAAGGTAATTAGAATCCATTTAGATGGAGACTTTGCAAGCACAGATAATCTTTATGTGTGGCAACATATTGCAAGCTGTCATGAGTATAATCCAGCTTATCAGCCTTTAATTACTTTTTATACATTTACAAAAAGAGTAGAAAGCCATCAGATATTAAGAAATATATTTGGATGGCCAAGTAATTTTTATGTAGTCTATAATCTTGGAGGTACACAAGACAATTTAATTGATTTAGATACTGATGCTCATACTGGTAAATTTAACAGCTATGATGATTTAGTAAAAGCTAACTATAAAGTAAAAACAAGATGATACCATTCCACAAATCAATAAAGTGCTATAGACTTTTCTACGGATATAAGCAAGATTACTTAGCCTATAAGCTGGGCATTGAGCAGAGTAACTACTGCCTTCGCGAGCAGGGCATCAGCAATTTCAAAGACCATGAGATTGAGATACTCAAAGAGCTATTTAAGATAGAGATTCGGGAGGAGAAATTATGAATCATGGCTCACTATTCAGCGGAATAGGTGGCTTTGATTTAGCCGCTGAATGGATGGGATGGCATAACGAATTCCATTGCGAATGGATGCCATTTCCTCGAAAAGTTTTACATCATTATTGGCCTAATTCTAAAAGTTATGAAGATATTACAAAGACAGATTTCACTATTCACCGAGGATCAATTGACATCCTCACAGGAGGTTTCCCATGCCAACCATACTCAAGCGCAGGTAAGCGACTTGGGAAAGAGGACGAGCGACACCTCTGGCCGCATATGCTCAGAGTCATTTCAGAAGTTAAACCAACCTACGTTGTGGGCGAAAACGTTCGTGGACTTACTAATTGGAATGGGGGAGTGGTCTTCGAAGAAGTGTGCGTTGACTTGGAAAGTGAAGGGTACACCGTACAACCGGTACTTCTGCCAGCTTGTGCCGTTGGCGCACCGCACAGGCGAGATAGAATTTGGTTCGTTGCTTCCAACTCCAACAGTATTCGACAGCACGAACGCGAGTGTAGAAATGAAGAGCTCTCAAATAAGCGAGGGGTCAATGCATTCAATGACATTGCCGAGAATGTTGAACAAGGGAATGTTACCAACTCCAACAGCTGGGGAATACAGACACGCTCACAGCGAGAAATATTGGAACAATCGAATAGGAAAACGTCAGCGAGATTTAGGGATGTGGAATGCGGAAACAAATGGCAAAACTTCCCAACTCAATCCCCGATTTGTGGCGGAGATGATGGGCTTCCCACCAAACTGGACGGAATTACCTTTTCAAAGTGGCGAAATGAATCAATAAAAGGTTATGGAAATGCTATTGTTCCACAGGTAGCCTATCAGATTTTTAAGGTAATTGCTGAAATGGATGCAATAGAAAAGGCTCAACTGAAATTATTTTAAGACTTTTTTCCACTATCTAATAGAAGGCTCAGCTACATGCTGGGCTTTTTTATTAACCTTTATACAATGAATCTATTTAGAAAGAAGAAGGAGCAAGTAGATTTAAATGCCAAGCTACTGCCTGAGCTATGCAGCTGCACTATTATACAATGGAATTATACCGATGAGATAGGCATGGAGGCTACTTATGCTGAGGATATTCCTTTCATGTTTGATGCTCGCAAATGTGTGGGCATTCAAGCTGAGGTAGAGTTTAGAAAGGATGGCACATACTACGTAGGTGAGCGCACTCTAGCGCTGATGCAAGGCATTGATAATGCTATAGTTATAGACGTGCCTTATAACCAATTCAAAAAGAATTTTCAGGAGCTTAAATCTAACATAATCACAAATGATTACATCATACAGAGAGGGTAGAAATGTCATAGTCACAACGTGTAAAAGCGGTGATAAATTCTTAATGATGTCCGATGTGCATTGGGATAATCCTCATTGCGACAGGAAGCTATTAAAGGCTCACTTAGATAAGTGCCTAGCTGAAAATATCTACTTCGCTGTTAACGGTGATTTGTTCTGCTGTATGCAGGGCAAGTACGATCCAAGGCGCAATAAGAATGATATTAGACCGGAGCACAATGTAGCTAATTATTTAGATGCCTTAGTTAATACTGCAATAGATTGGTTTAAGCCATACGCTCACTTACTTGTATTCGTGGGTTATGGTAATCATGAGACTGCTATAATTAAGAACTGTGAAACTGATTTAATAGAGCGCTTTGTAAGTGGATTAAACAGAGAGGCAGGTACTAATGTATTGGTGGGTGGCTATGGCGGTTGGTGGATTCACAGAGTAAGTAGAGGAAAGAGCAGCTGCTTTACTTTTAAAACTAAATACTACCATGGATCAGGAGGAGGAGGAGTAGTTACGAAGGGAGTAATTCAGAATAACCGAATGGGTGTAATGATAGATGGGGCAGATTGCATTTGGAGTGGCCACGTGCATGAGCTTTATCATCACGCTGATATGGTAGAGGAGTTAAGTTATAGTCCGGGTAATAGCTATAGAATTAATATGCGCTACGTGCATCATATTAGAACAGCAAGCTATAAAGAGGAATATGATGAAGGGTACATGGGCTTTCACGTGGAAAGAATGCGACCTCCTAAGCCATTAGGTGCTTATCTATTAGAATTAAATTTAGAAAGAGTTAGAACACCTGTAGATTCTCACATCATTGTACCTAATTTTGTACAATGGCGGGACAAATAGATTATAATTTTAAGCCACTAACGAGGCAATCAGAAGCACTTAAATTCTTATCGGTAGACTCAGACGTTGAAACTATCCTTTATGGAGGAGCAGCAGGAGGAGGTAAGACTATGCTCGGCTGCATGTGGCAAATTCTTAGGCGCTTAAAGTATCCAGGTACGAGGTCTCTCATAGGCCGAGCCAAGTTAGATACGCTTAAAAAAACTACAATGGCTACTTTCTTTCAGGTGGCTCATGAGATAGGATTAAAGGCAGGCGAAGATTTTATTTATAATCAGCAGAGTCATATTATTAAGTTTAGTAATGGCTCAGAAATTATACTTGCCGATTTATTTTTGTACCCATCAGATCCGATGATGACGGATTTAGGTGGCCTTGAAATTACAGATGCATTTATTGACGAAGCTACAGAGATAACTGAGAAAGCTTATTCTATTGTAAGCTCACGTATACGTTATAAGCTTAATGAGTTTGGGCTTAAGCCTAAGATTCTGCTCACGTGTAACCCATCGAAGGGATGGATATACAATCAATTCTACTTACCCTATAAGAATCAAAACTTGCCTGCTCACAGAGCATTCGTGCAGGCACTACCTGGAGACAATATACACTTACCCGATAGCTATGTAACAAGCTTAACCCGATTGCCCGAAGCGGATAGGAAGAGACTGTTAGAGGGAGATTGGGAATTTGATAATAGCTCAGATAGATTATACATGTATGACGAGCTGATGCGCTGCTTCAGAGAGCCAATGAATGTTGGAGAGGGATACATAACTGCAGATATAGCGCGATTAGGAAAAGATAGAACTGTGCTATGTGTATGGAAAGGTTTAAGCTGCATTGATATAGTAGTGCTTAAGCAAAAGAGACAGGATGAAGTAAAGGCAGAGATACAGCGCTTAATGAATGAGCACAGTGTTAGGCTATCTAACGTGCTTGCCGATGCTGATGGGGTAGGCGGTGGCCTTGTTGACAGCTTACGATGCAGAGAATTTATGAATGGTAGTAAAGCTGTAAGAGGTACTCAGTACATGAATCTAAAAGCAGATTGTTACTTTCGTTTGGGCGAGCTGATAGATAAGAATGAGATTACCTTCCCTGTTAGATATCAGGAAGATATTATTAAAGAGCTTGAGCTAGTGAGAAGAGTAGATCCTGATAAGGAGGGAAAGCTAAGAGTAACATCTAAGGATACCATTAGCCAGCGCACCGGAGGGATCTCTCCCGATATAGCAGATGCTATTATGATGCGAGCCTACTTTGAGCTGAATAGAAACTACACTAAATACGCTTTTATCTAAAGAAAAGTGTAATCAATTACATTTATTCATACTTAAAAATGTAATAGAATCCCATTAAAGTATTATTTATCAGTCATTAGGGCGCTATAAGACACGTTATGTACAGTAAACCATACTTTAATATTAGTTAGATGCTATTAATAACATCTTTGTCGCAAGTAGAGTAGACTTTTGCGACAAACAAAAGACAGCACAGGCTGATTAGTGGCAAATGTTTGGCGTAGTAGAAAATAATCTACAGAATGAGGCTTATTGTGGAAAATAATCCCCAACGGGTGCAGCATATCCGTTTATATTCGAAAATATCCTTAATCTATCCTTATCGGGTATAAAACAAAATAGGCCTACACGTTTGTAAGCCTATCCTGCAATCAATAATCAATGTTAACCTAAACCAAAAGGCTAAATGGATAGCCAAATATACTATCTAAATACTATGTGAATAAGTATGTTAACAAGATGTTCATAGCACTTAAGTTAATTAGCTAATTTTGAATCATGAAGAATGAAGAGGCACTTATACAAGAGGTTGTTATTAACTATTTAATGACTCAATATCCAAAAGCACTTTACTGTGCAAGTGCCGGAGGTGTTCGTACTTCTATGAAGCAGGCAGTCAAGATGAAGCGTACAGGATATGTTAAAGGCTTCCCTGACATTTTTATCTATGAGCCTCGCAAAGAATGGCATGGGTTAGCTATTGAAATGAAAACAGCTAAGGGTGTAGTAAGTCAAAGTCAAAAGGAATGGAGAAAGAATTTAGATCAAAGAAATTACATGGCCTTTATTTGTAGAAGTTTTGACGAGGCCAAAATAGTAATAGATGAATACCTGGCGCTCTGAGTTCGATAAGTGTTATCCCGAATGGCGCAGAGTAGCGCATAGCATTGTGCGCTCAGATATAGCAGATGAGTTACTCCATGACACTCTATTAAAGATATTAGAATCAGATAAGGATAAGATGCAAGACATCCACAATAGAGGTAAGCTGAATAATTATGTGAGCAATGCTATTAGACTTTCTGCACGTAGCACCAACAGTTCTTTTAATTATACGCTACGCAAATTTGAAAAGATACGTAATGATCTAAAAGATGATATCATAGATGACGTTAACAAGAGTGTAGGGATGCGCTTAGAAAATGAGCAGTTAGATATCTTTATCAGTAGATTACCATACTTTGAAAGAGAGCTATTCTTTCTTTATGCCTTAGATGATTTCAGCTATCAGGCATTAGCTAAAGAAACAGGAATACCTCTTGCTTATCTTTACCGAACTATTCAGAAAGCTAAAACAACACTAAGAAATTCACTACAGATATGATGATTAATACATCAGATTATGAGCAGCGTATTAACATCTGCAAAGAATGCCCTGTATTTAACGAGCGCTATAAAACATGTGGGCCTCCTGTTAATGCAATTAACCCATTTAAAAAGCCTCATACATTAGATGGAGTAGTCTTTAAACCTTGTGGCTGCCCGGTAGATCATTTAGCTAGCTATGCAGTTACTACTTGCCCAGCTAAGAGATGGCCAACAATCACTAAACAAGATTGGCAGATGCCAACGCTAGAACAAATTAGAGCCATTAGAAAGAGAGGCACTGTAGTCTCAGGAGAGATGGAGCATCTGTTTAAACTTAGAAGAGAGTATCTTGGAATTAAGGATAACAAAAGCTTCACTAGCTGCACTCCCTGTATGAATGAGCTACTAAATACATTAGAGAAGCATTTGATGGAGGATATTAAAAAAGCTGAACAAGCTCAAGCATTGATAGAATTAACGCAAGTAGATCTTACTCCCGAAATAACAACAGAGGTAACTGCTACACCTATAAAAAAACGAAAAGCTAAACGTAAAAAAATATGACACTATTAATTATCTACTTAGTAGGCTTCCTACTTCATACAGGAATACTTAGCCTAAACATTTACAGGCATCAGAGACACTTATCTAACTACCATTGGTATGCTTATGTGGGTGTGGCATTTACAGGCCTTGTATGGCTTCCTTTTTGGGTATACATTACAGTGCTACGTTTTCAACAGCCGAAATAGTTTTGCACAAATTAACTGAGTGACATTTTTATTTATAGATTTGTCATAGGGTGGTATTACTGTTAGTACTTTGAATAAGGTTTTTTATACGCCCTTTGGATGTTCTCACCCTGCATCCTTAGGGCTATATTTTTTACAGAGGGAAGCGTTTAACAGCAGTGTAAAGAATGAATTGAGCTACTGCGGGATAGTAACACAGCTCAGGGGTATGGCTAAGGTATAAGCCCCAGGTTACTTAGGGATGGCAATATCTCTAAAAGGTAGATACCATGTTAGTGCACATTGCTGATGACACTAATTCATGATGGCGAAGCACTCAAGCGACAAGCATGAGAACAGTCATTTAAATGAGAGCCTAACACATTGAGTAATCTTTGTGCTAGGATACTTCTATCTCTCATTTAGCTCAGCATCTAAGCTCTAAGCATTAAGTTAATTAGCTAAAAGCTTATAGCTAATTACACTAAGCAATATGCATAAGCTAATTACTAATCTTACTAATCTTAACTATAAATGACTGATAATAAATATAACTTTTTAAAGGCTCAAGTAAAAGTGTTTTATCCTAACTGGACTGAAGAGCAAGTAAACAAAGAATGTGAGAAGATACTAAATGCAGGTGAGGGTGCTGAAGATGAGGACTGCCTTTATTGTGGATCGTAACTGTTAAATATCAATAATCAATTATACAAATTACCGAATTATGCAATGTAATATAACATTTGACTTAGACTCACCCGAAGATGCAGCTCACCATCTGAGATGCACTAAAGCTTTAGACTTAGCGCTGTGCCTAAATGAGTTCAATACTCAGTTATTATCTCAGCTTAAGTACGATGAGCTATCAGGTAAAGAAAAGATATTACTGTCTAGAGTGAATGAGTTACTTCAAGAGACTATGGAAGAGTATGGCATTCACTTAGAAGAGCTTTGCAGATGCTATTAATACCAGCACAGCTTGAATCAGTAGGCACGCGGAAAGATAAGACTCTTAAACTTACCTTTGGTACTAACGAGCTCACACCAGCACAAGCTGCTGAACTGTTCGGTACAGCCAATCAGTTCGGTTACTTAGCTTTTAAAGATGAGAGCTTCAGGAAAGAAGAGTTAGATGCTGTAGAATCGCTTAAATCAGAGTTAGAAGATACTCTCAAAAAGCCATCGCAGAGATTGAGGGGTATTTTATTCAGATGCTATGAGGCTGATAGTGAAGGATTTGTTACATTTGCTAAATACTATGATAGCAAGATGGAGCAGTTAATAACACACTTTAAGAATAAGTTAGCATGAGCGAGGAGCCTTCACAAAATCTAACGATTAAAAAAGATGCTATGCTTCAGGCACTTACAGCAAGTCTTGGTAACGTAACTGAGGCAGCTGAGAAGATAGGCATCAGAAGAGAAACGCATTACGCTTGGCTCAAAGATGATCCTGAATATTCAGCTGCTGTGGCTTCATTAAAGAATGTAGCTTTAGACTTTGCAGAGTCGCAGCTTAAGAAGCTAATGGAAGGAGCGGAGAGGCAGGCGCTCACCCATGATGGGGAGATAGTAACTATTAAAGATGCACCTAACACAAGTGCTATAATCTTTTACTTAAAGACTCAAGGCAAGCAGCGAGGATATATCGAAAGGCAAGAGCTGAGCACAGAGATAAAGAGCATTAACATAACCATAGACGGTACAAATATTTAAGTATGAGCGAGAAGATAATAAGCACTAAGTATTCAGATCAAACGCTGGGTACGTACGTAGACTTTATAGCGGCAGGCACAGATAGCATATCTCAGATTCAAGCTATCACAGGTTTAAAGCGTGATGATATTAGAAAGATAGACATGCCTACTATTGACAAGATAGTTAATGCCTATGCTGAGGGCTTGCGTAATGATGAAAAGATATTTGCTAAGTTTATTGAGATAGATGGAGTTAAGTTTGGCTTTCATCCTGATCTTAAGAGCATGACCTTTGGAGAGTGGCTAGACCTATCTGAGTTTAGTAAGAACTTTCCCCATCAGATGCCTGAGCTCATGTGTATTCTTTACAGACCTGTTACAGCTGAGATTAATTTGCAGTACAAAATAGAGGAGTATGATAGCACAGTACACATGAAGTACGTGCCTCAGATGAGGAAGATGAATCTTGCTAATGTGAATGCTGCACTGCTTTTTTTTTCGACACTCAGAAACGATTTAGTGAACAGTACACCCGAATATTTAGAAGCGGAGCTGGAGAAGCTGAGGACTCAGATAAGTCAACTAGCCGAAGAGGTGAAACATTAGCAAGTGTCTATCAGTGGTGGCACGTTATCGAAGAAATGGCAGAGAGAGATGTAACTAAGTTCGATGCCATAACCAACACAAGAGCTTCAACTATATTCACCCATTTGACCTATGCGATGGACTACGCTAATAGCTTACAACAAAAGCTTACTTAAATTCCACTAATAGATATGAGCACAATTAACTACACATACAACGTAATAGTAGATAGGTTTAGACAATTCGCTGAGGGACACTTTCAGCTGCGTAGGTTTACGCATGGTGAGATTAGCCAAGCCGATTTAGAGAAAGAGGCAGAGTGGCCATGGCTACACGTTAAGCCACGTGCTATTAACTATGCACCAGGTACGAGAGCATTCAGCTTTGAGATATTCATCTCAGACCTACCTCGCGATAAAGAAGATAAGACAGGATACCAAGCGGAGAGTATTACCGACTGCTCACTAATCTTCCAAGACTTAATCAACGAGATTTACTTGGGCAATATGTTTGGAGATCAGGTAGTGCTTAGCAGGCCTGTAAACTCTGAGCCATTTGTTGAGCAGTATACTCATACGTTAACGGGAGTTACCGGAACTATTGAGCTTAACTTAGATTACGATTGGAGCGCATGCTCTATCCCTGCAAGCTGGAATTATAACACGCCTACTGATTCGCCATCGGATGGATGGGGAGCACTTCAGTTTATTGAGAGCTTAGATCAAAATGGAGTATTTGTTAGCTTGCTTAATGACTTAGAAGCACCGGGTAACTCTTACTACTATGGTACTGATGCGGAAGGTATAAAGGGATGGTATGCTATAGTAGATAATATCGGCCTCACTTGTGAGACTCTACCTGATTGCGCTACCATTATTTCTATAGTAGATGACATAGCAGCGCTGCAAACTGATGTAGCTTTAAAAGCTAACATAGCTGATTTAGGAGCTGTAGCTTTTAGCAACGATTATAATGATTTAGATAACAAGCCTACTATTCCTCCTGCAATAACTAACACAAGTGAATTAGTTAATGATGGAGAGGATGGCATTAACCCATTTATCACAGCATTAGATGTACCTGCTCAGGTTAACGCAGATTGGAACGCAGTTAGTGGAGTAGCGGAGATACTTAACAAACCTACGATACCAACATCATTACCACCAACAGGAACGGCAGGTGGTGACTTGAGCGGTACTTATCCTAATCCAAACGTATCTCGCATTCATGGCGTCGATATGCAGAGCGGAACACCTTCAACTAACGATACTTGGGTATACGGTGGCTCACCTGCTAAATGGCAACACCAACACCTCAACGCTTCGCAAGTAGACAACGATTCAAGTGTAACAGGTGCAACGGTTAAACTTGCACTGGAGCATTTAGATAGCAGTAAACAAGCGACACTTGGTTTCACTCCAGTAACCAACGCGAGAACTATTACCATCAACGGTACAACGCAAGACTTATCAGCTAACAGAACATTCATGATAGCGACTAATGCAGGAACAGTTACAAGCGTAGCAGCGCTAACGTTAGGCACAACGGGAACAGATTTAAGCAGCACCGTTACAAATGGAACAACAACGCCTGTAATAACGCTCAACGTACCTACTGCAAGCGCAACGAATAGAGGGGTGTTGAGTTCAACAGATTGGTCTACGTTTAACGGAAAGTTTACACTACCTTCTTTGACAAGTGGAAGTGTTCTATTCAGCAATGGAACAACCATAGCGCAGAACAACGCTAACTTCTTTTGGGATAATACTAATTCAAGGTTGGGTATTGGTAGTGCTGCTCCCGTTTCAAGACTTTCAGTAGTAGATTCATCAAACACAGTAGCGAGTCTTACGGCTAACGCTGCATCTCATTTTAATATTTCACGAGGAACATCAGGAGTTACTAATTTAGTCTTTACTATTTCAAGTGTTTCTCCTAATACAGCAGCAATACAGCACAGACATTCTAACATTGATGGCATCGGTTATCCTCTTGCTATCAATCCATTAGGGGGTAATGTTCAAATCGGCACAACAACAGACGCAGGGTTCAAGCTCGATGTGAATGGGACTACTCGTCTAAATGGATTAAGTTCTATTAATGGAGTAGGAGTAGCGAATACTGCTTTAGCTGTGTATGGTAATGGTAATGGAGCAGGTAACTATCTATTCAGAATGTACGATGCAAGTTCGGTGCAAAGATTCTTTTTAACAGCAAGTGGTAACTTTCAAATGTCAAGCGCAACGGATACAGGAACCAGTGGAGACGATGAAAAATTTAGACTTGCTTTAGCATTTGCACCAACAAGCGGAACGCGTAACCACTACGGGTTATACATTACACAAACAATCAACCAAACAGGTGGAGCGAATGGAATTACAAGAGGTCTTTACATCAATCCAACGCTAACGGCAGCAGCAGATTTCAGAGCAATTGAAGTAGCAAATGGAACAACTGTTTTAGCACCTTCAGTAACAGCGAGAGCATCTTTAAGAATACCAAGCGGAACAGCACCTACCTCACCCGTTAACGGTGACATTTGGTTTGACGGAACAAACATAAAAATGCAGATAGGCGGAGTAACAAAAACATTCACTTTAATATAATTACAATGGCTAAAATAAAACCAATAGTTTTTCCTCTTAACGCAGGAACAGCAACAGAGATGAGTGTACTCATCCATAATTTTACAACAGATGCAACTGTCTGTAGAACCTACTACGAATTAAAGACTGAAGATGGTAAGATGTTATCAAACGGAGAATACGCACTTACCGAAGAGGAGTTCGCAGCATGGGGAACAAACAACGAATACGTTGCTGAGTGCGTAGCAAAGGCGATAGGAGTAACAATTTTATCTTTCTAAATATGAACTTAACAGAGGAACACTTAAAGCAACTTGACGCTTTCATTCAAGAGATGCCTGTGAAATTCGGCTTGCCATTAATTCAGTTTTTCAACAAGATAAAAGAGGAAGCTGAGAAAGAATGAGCATACTTGCTGAGCTGTTTGAACAGGGAGCACTGTATGATGTGCTGCTAGATTTCGGAGAATCCGTTACTGAAAGCGCACGCTCTAACATTCGCATCCAGCAAACGAGGTACGGCAAGAAAAGAAAAGCTAATACTACAGGCACGCTCGCAGCTTCGCTCTACTATGACCTAGATGTTAGTGGCACTACTCCATCTATTGCATTCAGCTCTACTGCTGATTACGCTAAATGGGTAGAGTATGGTAGACAGGGTAAGGAGAGTAACTATAAAGGGATAGATACACGCTTTGCAGCAGGCGCAGCTAAGCCTCCGGTAGAAGCTATCCTTAATTGGATGAATCTTAAGAAGATTAAGCTACGTGCCATGGGTGAAACGGGTAAGATGACAAAGTTCGCTAAGTCATCAGTAAACAAAGATGAAGATCAGCGCAGAAGAGTAGCTAACGCAATGGCTAAGAGTATTGAAAAGAAGGGTATTGCTCCGCTCTATTATTGGAGAGATGCCTATTTAGAAACGCTACCTGATTACGCTCCGCAGCTTAACGCTGCAATGGCCGAAGCTGTGAACATCTACATCTTAAATCAAACGAGAAAACTAACTAATATTAAACCATCATAATGGCTATTACAATACAGCAGCAGCCCTACATATTTACAGCACTTAAGCAAAAGCTAATAGTAGTGGCTACATCTACAAACATCGGGCAGCCTGGCTTTCGCTATGTGATAACGGTAAGCAATGGCACTACTACTAATGTCTTTTACGTGCAGCCTAATCTCAATGGCGCTCTAGTATTTGACCTTTATCCTGTAGTCTATTCGAAGATGGATTTAGGAGTAAACAGCTCAGATGCTGTGCCTTCTCTATTTGCATCCATAACGGTGCAAGATGCTGCTACATCACGTAATATTTTGGGCATTAGCACAACTATACAAGAGGGTTATGAAGTACTTGGCTTATTCGAAGTACAGGCTACTGAATACCCATTAGATGGCAGCGCACTTATTAATGCAGCGTTTCAGATTAGTGATGGCTTTAATCCTGATCCATCTGATTACTTTGCATTAGATGGCAGCAGTAGTCAAATCATGAGTGATTTATATCGAAGCACCTATGCTATGGATGATGTATTAAGCCAATACTCATTAGGCGCTAAGACGATAGGCATAACAGCTTTTTCTGATGACTACGGAGTGCTTACTATTCCTGCTGATGATGGCTCAACTTTAACGGGTAACGCAATAGATGACGTGCAGATAATTCAATTTAATGCAGCAGGCATACCTATTCAGACCGACACGCTAGCCTGCGTAATTGCAGCGGGAACTATTAACCATCTTCCTCTCTTACCGGCTAATATTAATGATGTTTTTGGATTAGATGCAGATTGGCATCACTACTTACTTAACTTTAGAACTTCAGGCGGTGCGCCATGCGCTCGCTCAATAGCTGTATTCAAAGCAGAAGATGAATGCAGATTCGATAAGGTAAGATTAGGCTGGACTAATAGCCGAGGTGGATGGGACTATTTCAATTTTACTAAACGCAGTGAGGAATCTTACTCAGTGGAGCGCAAGCGCTACAGAAAGGTAGTAGGTAACTACGGCACAGCAGATGAAACTACAGCATTTGGGTTTAACACTTACGATAGAGGGTTAACTGAGCGTACTCCATTTGTAGAGAAGATGCTTAGAGTTAGAACTGATTTCTTAACTGAGGGACAGTTTGAATACCTTAAGAATCTTATCTACTCCGAATCAGTATACATCATTAATCCTGATGGCTCAGCTACTCCCGTAGTAATAGATAGTAATAACTATACAGCTATTAAAACGCGTAGCTACGTTAAGAATGATTTAGAATTGATGTTAAAATTCAGTAACGACTATACAGCATGAGAGCAGAAGTATTGTTAACAGTAACGGCTTCTAATGGAGCTGCTACCTTAGTAGACCTATACGAGAATGAGAGCATCAGTTACTCTTCTAACTTTAACAGCGTTTCTGAGTTCACAACTAGGGGAGCTTTCTCGCGTGAATTTAGAATCCCTGCTACAGATAATAACGTGGCTTTCTTTGGGCAGCAATACAGCCCAAGCTTACTGAATAATGACACTACTCAGATTAATGTATTACGTAAAATAGATGCAACGCTATCAGTTAACACTTTACCCATTGCTGAAGGACACATCCAATTTAAGCAGACAGTAACGCATCAGGATAAAGTACATGAATTCGTTATAGCATTCTTTGGTGAAACAGTAGACTTAGCGAGAAGTATTGGAGATAAGCTGATAAGTGAATTAGACTATACTGATTTAGCCCATGAGAATAGCTATGAGAATGTAAACTTAATTAATGATGGTAGCTTATTTGATAATGCTATCTGCTATACGCTCACAGATAAGGGGCAGAATTGGAGTGAGGATACAACAGTAACAAGCCGAAGAGTATTTAGCTCAGTTAATCCTATCTATACCGGAGAGCTTACGCTAGCTGTTCAGGCTAAGTGGCTATTGAATAAGATTATCACAGAGGCAGGCTTTACCTACAGCGGAGATACGCTGAATGCAGAGCTTGAGAGAATGTATATTCCTTACGTTACTAATCCTTTAACGCTCGGCCCATTAGCTCAAGATGAAGCTAAATTTTTAGCAGCATTTGCAGGAGGCTCTACATCAGTTACTATAAATACTGCTGCTCCAAATGGGCAAACTAAAAAACAACTTACAGGATGGACTGAAGCAACTGATCCGAGCGGTAGTTTTGCTTCTGATGTTTATACATCACAAGGTAACTTTAATGCAACTTTTTATATTAATGCTAATTTTACAGTACCTGGTGCTGTAGCATTTGCACAGAATGCTTATGACTTTGTATTAGGAGTTACAAGAGCAGGAGCAGAAACACTTTACCCAATGGGGCAAGGTCAAGGTATTTCAGATACGGTATTAGAATATGACTTTACAACAGGGCAATATATTCAATCTCCTGTAGATCCTGTAGTATACGCTACCTACACTTTAGATATGCAAGTAGGTGACGAGATACGTTACTATGTTTATGCTCATGCAGGTAGCACGCAAACTATTGTATTTGGATTTAACTGTACTATAGGCGTTTCATTTGTAACAGGAGAGCTACAGGCGCAGCCTGTGAGCTTTATTAAGAACGCTCCCGAACTTAAGCAAGTAGATTACTTGCGAGATATTCTTAAGATGTTTAATGCTGTATTAGTTCCTAATCCAAACATGCCTAACGCTGTTGAGATTATACCAATGGTGGAGTATTTGGGTAGCGGTGCTGATTACGATTGGACAGGTAAACTAGACTTATCTAAGGACATCACACTTACTCCAGCATCAGACGTAAGAAAGCGCCTACTTAAATGGAGCTATAAAGAGCAGGGAGATGTATTTAATGCTAAGTATAAAAGTGGAGCTCAGAGAGTTTATGGAGAGCTGAGGTTAACCGATGCAGGAAATGATTTTAGTACAAGTGATTTTACAGTAGAGTTAAACTTCGGAGCTTCTCCATGCGACCTTATCCCTAATACTAATTACATCATCCCGAAATACTTTAATGAGACCGGTGAATTTATGGCACCTGGGCCACGCATACTTTATATAAGAGCTTACTCCGAAAGTGCTGTAGTTATGGTATACGATGAGGTAGCTGAAGATGCGAGCTTTACAGTTATTCCTTTGCTATGCCACTACCAATCTGTACCAACTGAGATAGGTACCAATGATTTAAACTTTGGCCAAGAGATACCTCCGCATCCAATAGAGGCCATGCCTCTTCACACACTTTTTGATAGATATTGGAGGCAGTACATAGCCGAGCTGTATGATGACGAGCAGAAAATAATGGAGGCTTACTTTCAATTAGGAGTAACTGATGTATTCGGCCTTAAGTTTAATGATAAGATTTGGGTAAAGGATTCATGGTGGAGAGTAATAGAACTAACAGATTACATTGTAGCAGATGAGCAAGTAACTAAGTGCAAGCTTATGCGCTTACTTGACATCGGAGCGCTATGTCAATACACTCCATCTACCATTAACGCAACTACAGGAGCTGTAAACTTCTTAGATTACGATGGAGATACAAGCAATGGATCACAAGAGTGCTGCGAGTTTTATGGTTATACTTGGAATTCAGGGAAGGGCCAATGCTTTGCATCTACAGGAACAAATGGCACAGGCGGGATAATTACCTCACCTAACAACATAGGCGGTAGCAATATCACTAACACTAGTGGTAATCAGAAGAGCGCTACAGGTATGGGCAATGTAAATAGAGCCTCTATTGAAAACAATAACGAGCGCATTTTAGTTAGTGGTTTAGGTCATGGCATTAGCCCTAACAACAACTACAGCCAAGCGCTAGGCTATCGCAACTTCATTAGACCTAACTTAGAAGGCACTACAGTTATGGGCAGATGGGCAGAAGCTGATGTGAGAGGGGTGCACTTTGGTGGGGGTACGTGGTACGATGGAACATCAGACTTTGGAATAACTCTACCCGGTAGAAGCCAGCATGGATTTATTCAGCTCATGGGCTTGGGTGAGCTTACTGCTAATCCAACTAACATAGATTTGTTGTTAGATGGCATTGATAACGGCACTATAGCTATGCCTACAGAAACGGTATGGATGGTTAAGGTATACATTTCAATCTTAGAATATCTTTATGGTAGCACTGACTTTACAGGCCGAGTAGCAAGCTTAGAATACAGCTCTATGATTTGGAAAGATAAGACTACTCAATACAGCTCTACTCCAATTTTAGTTAATCAATTTAATAGTGGGTTTGGCGCGAGCTTATTTGATTTGTATTTGCCTATTGTGAGTAACAAAATTGCTCCATACATAACAGCTAAAGTAGTAGGAAAAACAGCAGTAATAAGCGCAACGATTCAGTACACTCAATCTAAATTTCAACGCACCCCGATAATATGACAAATCCACAAAATGACATTATACTTAGTATGACTTTATTAAGGTCTAACGTGCAGGGCAAGAGCAAAGAGTTTAAGCAGGCTGTAGGCACTTACCATGCAAGGCGCAAGGTGTGGCAAATAAGAGCTATTAATTACACTATACTTATAGGAGTAATGGCATTAGTAGGATTAACAATTTACAGCGTAATATAATGGCTACACAAGAGATGATATTGAAGCTCTCGTTTGATGACGAGGGTACGTTCACAGGATTAGAAGATATTAATCAGGAGATAAAGAAAGTAGATGAATCTACGGTACACTTAGAGAAATCTACTAAGACACTTAAGGCACAATATGCTGAATTAAAGAAACAGCAAGATCAGACTGAGCTAGGCACTGAGAAATTTAATCAGCTATCCATTAAGATGGGTGAGCTGAAGGATAGAATGAATGATGCAGCGGAAGCTGTTAAAGGAAATACAGGTCCTGCTATCGAAGGTATGAGCAATACTTTCGGCATCATGGGTGACCAGCTGAGTAACTTAGACTTTGAAGGATTAACTCAATCCATTCAGACCTTTAGCGGTAACTTATCTCGCATAGATACTAAGGCGCTAGCGGGTGGAATGAAAGCAGCTTTTCAAGCGGGTATAGCAGGAGCAAAAGCTTTAGCTGTTACGCTTTATAAGAATCCTATCTTCATTTTAGTGGGTGTGCTTATAGCTGTTATTGCATATTGGGAAGAGCTCAGCGACTTTGTTACCGGAAAGAGCAGAATGCTTGAGAATCTGAATAAGCAAGTAGAGGCTTTAAAAGCACAAGAGCAAGCGTTAACACGTGAGCTAGCTTTACAAAAAGCTTTAGGTGCTGGAGGAGGGCAAATACTCAAGACTGAGTTAGACATCTTAAAGAACAAACAATATCAGGCAGAGGCTGCCATGAAAATAGCATATCTTGAAAAGGATAAAGCAAAGTTTTTAGAGGCACAGCAAGCGCAGCTAACAGCTATTAACGACCTTGAGCTAAGAAAAATTAAAGTTTATACAGATACTAAAGCTTTATTAGATAAGATTCGTGCGGGTAAGAATGATGAGTATAATAAACAGCTTTTGCAGAATGAAGCTTTCAGTGTATTTAAGAATCAAACTGAGCAAATAGCTTTACAACAAAAAGACCTTAACGCGCAGTCTACTGATTTGGCTTTGCAAATGCAAAGAGCTCAGCAGGCAGGAAATAAAGCTTTAGAAGAAAAGTTAAGATTGCAAAGAGAAGGCTTGCTTAATCATGTTAAAGACCTTCAGGGGCAAAAGGATGAGATTTGGAATGCAGGAATGCAGGCTCAAGCTGAGGTAAAGACTGAGAAAGAATTAGAAGCTATTGCTGCACGTAAAGCAAAGCAAGCAGAGCGCAAAAGCGCAGCAGATGCAGCAGCTAAAAAATTAGCAGATGAAATTATATCTATAGAGCAAAGAATGGTAGACATTCAACGCTCTACCATGCCTGATAAAGAGCGTGAAATCGTTATCTTACAGGAGAAGCAAGCAGAGGAATTAAAGACATTTCAAAAAGCTAAGAAAAGCGAATCTGAATTAGCTGCATTAAAAACAGCACATGCTACCGAGTTAAAAGTATTAACGGATAAATACGATAAAGAGGAAGCTGATAAAGCAGCTGAGAAATTGCTTAAGGAGAAAGAAGCAGCGCAAGAGAGATTACATAATAAACAGCAGGAGATAATAGATTTACAGGCTATTATAGATGCAGCGGATGAAGGTAATTTTCAAGCTACTTTAAGTAAGCAAGAGCAGGAGCTTATGGCTTCTCAAGACTATTACTTTCAACTTAAGACTGAAGCTGAAGCAGCAGGATTAGATGCTACTGCATTAACTGAAGAGCAAGCTCGTAAAGAGAATGAGATTAAAGAGAAATATAGAAAAGAAGATAGAGAAAAAAGAATGGCTAACATTCAATCTAATTTTGAAATGGCAGATCTTGCGCTTAGCGCTTTAATGGATTTAAACCAGGCAGCTGCTAAAGGAGATGAGGCAAGCCAGCGTAAGACATTTGAGAGAAACAAGTTAATGCAGAAAGCTCAAGCTACTATAGCTATGGCTAGTGGAATTGTTCAACAGTTAGCTGTACCACAAGATCAGTTAAAAGGAACAAACTTTATTAAAGCAGCAGCTATAGCAGCAGCAGGGATAGCTAACATAGTTAAAATTAATCAAACTCAATTTGGCGGTGGTAGCACTCCGAGTTCAACTAATCTGAATGAGCCAACGGCTACCAATGCACCAGCTGTAGATTTCAGCGGAGCTAATATGCAAGTTAACGCACCAGGTAGCACAGAGACTTATGTATTAGCCGGCAACGTAGCTAACGCATTAGAGGCACGTCAAAAAATAATAGACCAATCACATTTATAATTTTTTCCACTACTAAAAAAGCAATGATATGAATGATAAATTGAAGTTAATTGAATACGGCCTCGGCGAGGAAGAGGATAATATGGGCGTGTACGCAGTAAGTTTAGTCTCTGAGCCTGCCATAATGGTAGACTTTGTAGCGCTATCTAAAGCTCATCTGATGTTAGCTCAAGTAGAAGATGGGGAAAAGCGCATGCTGTATGGTCCTGCACTTATTCCTAATCAGCCTATAGTACGTTACGATGGTAATGGCAAAAAGTATTACATCACTTATTCTACAGATACTATTGAGCAGACAGCTCAGGAGTTCCTAAAGAGAAACATGCATCATAACCATACTATCCAGCATGAGATGCCTGTAAACAACTTAACTGTTGTTGAGTCATGGGTTACTATGGGTGCTCATGATAAGAGCATGAACTTAGGATTTGAGCTTCCTGAAGGCACTTGGATGATAGGTGTAAAAGTAGATGATGAAGCTACTTGGCAAGCTGTAAAGAACGGTGAGGTTAAAGGCTTTTCAATAGAGGGATGGTTTACTCCACTAGCTGAAACGCAAGTGCAAGAGAAGGACCTAGAGAAGCTATTAGCTGAATTAGCTAAAGCGCTTGAAATGAATTTGTAAATTTTTCCACTAACTAATATAACACGATGAACATGATTCAAGAAATTTTAAACAAGTTCGCTCCGCAGCTTTCAAAGCATGGAGTAAAGCTATCAGTAGAAGAGACTGCTGCACCGGAAGCTACACCTGTAGCAATGGCTGTAGAAGGCGCTCTCTCTGATGGTACTATGATCTACTCAAATGCTGATGCATTCGCAGAGGGAGTAGATGTATTCGTAATGGATGCCGATGGCAATCCAACACCTCTAGCAGATGGAGAGTATACATTGGATAACGGTATGACTATCGTAGTATCTAATGGTATAATCGAGTCAATGGCAGAGGCAATTACTGAAGAGCCATCTGTAGAAGTAACAGTAGAACAAGAGGTAGCCGAGACTTATTCTAAGGAGCAAGTAGAGGGATTGTTAAACAACATTATCTCTGAGTTCGAAGCTAAGTTAAGCGCTGCTAACTCTAAGATTACTGAGCTTTCACAAGCACCAGCTGCGACTACTGTAAAGCAGTCTCGCCAAACTTCTAACGAAGCACCTTTAAACATCAAAGCAATGAGTAACATCGAAGATAGAACTCGTGCAATCGTAGCTAAATACAAAAACAAATAATAAAACAAAAACAAAATGGCTGATAACTTGACCATCACCTCATCTTACGCTGGCGAATTAGCGCTACCGTACATTGCAGCTGCTGTCCTTTCAGGGGATACTATTGCAAACAACTACATTACCGTAAAGGAAAATGTAAAATACAAAGCAGTACTTAAAGTACTTGCTAGTTCGGGATTAGTTAAGAGCGCTACTTGCGACTTTAACAACTCTACTTCTGAACTTACTCTTACTGAGAAAGTTTTAACGGTTACTGACCTTATGGTTAATATCCAACTTTGTAAGGCAGAATTTACTAAAGATTGGGAAGCGGCTCAAACAGGAAGAGGATTCATCAACGATGTTGTTCCTGCTAACTTCTCTGATTTCTTAATCTCTCACTTGGCTGCTAAGGTTGCTCAAGAGATTGAAGTTACAATTTGGCAAGGTGGTTCATTCGATGGTTTCCAAGAGCTTTTGTTAGCTGATGGTGGATTCGATGTAGACTTTACTACTGCTCTTACTGCAGGTAACGTAATCGAGAAATTGCAAGAATGTACAGACGCTTTGCCTGCTACATTGGTAGGTAGCCCTGATTTGAAGATTTACGTTAACCGTAAGACTGCACAACTTTACCGCCAAGCTTTAGCTGCTTCAGGTTACTTGATGACTTACCAAGGTACTACTCAATTTCCACTTACATTTAATGGTTATGATGTTTATGTTTGCCCAGGTATCTCTGATAACACTGCTATCTTAGCTACTGTAGCTAACTTAGTATTCGGTACAGATCTTAACTCTGACTTCAACGAAGTTAAAGTAGTAGATATGAGCTTCACAGATGCTTCTGATAACGTGCGTATGGCTATGAGATTCCGCGCTGGTGTTCAGTTCGCAGTACGCGGAGACATTGTTATCGGAATTGTAGACTAAATAATACTCCTTTGTTAAAAGAGTGGGTTAGCTAATAGCTGCCCATTCTTTGCAAAGATATTTTAACACTTTAATATAAAAAAATATGAGCTGTCTAACTACAAGCGGATTTCTTATCGGATGTAAAGAGGCGATTGGTGGCATTAAAGCTATCTACCTTGGTGCTTATGATACATTTGCAAATACCGCTACAATAGATGGAACAAGTAACTTAGTTACTGCTTTAGCAGCTGGCGATGTATACGAATTCCAATTACCAAAACACACAGGATCATTTACAGAAGAGGCTGCTATCAGCATCGAGAATGGTACTGTATATTATACACAAACAGTAGTAGCTATGTTCCATGGCATGAGTGCTGCACGTGCATTACAACTTCAAAACATTGCTAAAGGTAGAAATGTACTTTTTGTACAAGATAATAATAGCAACTTTTGGATGTGTGGCTATAAAGATGGAGTAGAAGTTACTGCATTTACTACAGCCTCAGGTACTGCAAAGGGAGACCTTTCAGGATACACCGTTACATTTACTGGCGAAGAGAAAGATAAAGCTTATTTGCTTGACGCAGATGGTGGAGATTTTGCTTTTGATAACTTCCCTTCAGTAGACGTTATCACAGGAACACTATAAGTAAATTTAAGCTATCTTTAGCTAATGATTTACTTACTTAAAAATACAGCAGCACAGCTCCTCTACCTTACACTAAAGGAAGGGGAGCTTTTGCTTGCTAATACATACACTCATTATCTGCTTGAATTGACTAACGAGCAGACACTTGAAAAGCTTTATGCTATCCCAACTCAGATAGCACAGAATGATAGGTACACTACCATTCAAATCGGCACAAATGCCAACACACCTTTAGCTGCAAGCCTACTAATTAACTATCCAGCACGATTCAGCTACATAGTTTATGGCCAAAATAGCAGCACTAATTTGAATCCTACCAATGCAGTAGTAGAGGGAGTAATTGAGAAGGGATATTTGATTGTTGAAGATATTACTACTCCGCGCTTTACTGAGCCAAACCTAACGATAGATAACGATATAGCCTACAATGGATAAGATACAACACTCAGCACCCATGTTAGTTAATCTTGGCGCAGCAATGCCGCAAGAGGCTAACGAAAAAGAGACTCCTAAAGGATGGGTGACGCTAGGCGAGGCTAACTCCTTCCCGAATTATTTGATAGATTTATACTACAGCTCACCGGTGCACTCTGCACTTACGATGAGCATAGCTTTCATGATAGCAGGGAAGGAATTTAAGAGCACTAATCCTGCAGCACAACGTGAGATAGATAGATTGAAATTAAATGCAATTAGAAGGCCAATAACCCTAGATGCAAAGATGCAGGGGGGTTACTACTTAGAAGTAATTTGGAGCGTAGATAGAACAACTGTAGCTAAGATAAACCATCTACCTTATGAGAATGTTCGTTTGGCTGTGGCTAATGATGAAGATGTTATACCTGGCGTTTATTATTCTAAAGATTGGAGTGATATGCGCAAAAAGAAGAATGCGCCTATATTTATTCCAATGTATAACCCAACTACAAAAGCAGATGAGCCTTCTCAAGTGCTATTTGTGGGCATCATGACTCCAGGTAGCGCATACTATCCTAAGCCCGATTACTATAGCGCTATCAATTACATAGAAATTACAAGAGAAATAAGCGAATTTTACCGAGCTTTTTTAAGCAATGGTATGGCACCTAGCTACTTCCTTCACATGAACAATGGCATCCCTGATCCTGAAGAGCAAATGGCTATTAGAAGGAATTGGGAGACTATGGTAGGTGCTAAGAAGGCGGGTAAAGTAGTATTTACTTTTAATGAATCTTCTGATAGAGCACCTCGTTTAGACCTTGTGCCTATGAGTGATGCAGATAAGCAATGGATGGAGCTAAGCACTCAGTCACGTGAGAACATCTTAGGAGCACATCGCGTTACTTCACCCCTACTTTTTGGCATTAGAGATGCAGGAGGATTAGGTAGCAATGCTGATGAGATGAAATCAGCTTACAGAATTTTTAATAAGAACATTATTGAGCCATATCAACAAATCGTTACAGATTCACTTGAGGAGATATTTAAAGGTATGGGTATTATGGCTGATATTTATATTGAGGCTAATGATATTTTCGGGGATGAAATTGCTGCTCCAACTGTTGCACAATCTGCAACAACTCAATTAAGCGCTGAAAAAAAAAAGACTAATTTAAGTGATCCACAAGAGAAGCCTCCAATTTTTACAGATGAGGATGAGGCATGGTGGTGTGAATTCTTAGAAGATAAGGGAGAAATAGTAGATGAGGAAGAGTGGGAATTAATCGAAGCTGAGCCTGTTAATCTTGCATCAGTTAGAAGTTATTCTAATCCTGATAAGCCATCTGAAATGGATAGCGGACTATACAAAATACGCTATGCCTACTCTAAAAATACAAGCTCTAACAGTAGAAGATTCTGCAGACAAATGGCTAACGCTGCACGTAATGGATATGTATACCGTTACGAAGATTTGCAAGCCATGGAGCCTGACACTAACGAGCTAAATCCAAACATGGGCCACAATGGCAGCACGTTCAGCGTGTGGTTATGGAAGGGCGGAGTCAACTGCAAACATGTTTTTGAGCGAAGAGTATATTTTAGAAAGCGTGAGAAGGGAAAGTTTGTAAAAGATAATGGCTTAGAATCATCTGATCCTATCTCAGTAGCTAAAGCTATACGTGCAGGTATGCCTTTAAAAGATATAGCTAAAGACTTTGCTAAAGCTAATACTCGCCCATTTGATATGCCCGACCAAGGCAGATACCCAGGAACAAATTAATACTATAACACAATGGCAATAGCACCCGAAATACTTTTCATTAACGAGGAATTCCTTAAGAAATATACTCAGCTGAATGAGGCTGTAGACACTAACCTTATTCGCCCTGCAATTTACTTAGCTCAAGATAAGTATATTACTTTGTGGTTAGGTACTAACTTAACTAATAAGATTAAAGATGAAATAAGCGCAGGTACTTTATCCGGTGTTTACGCAACTCTACTTAATGAGTATATCGTTAAGCCAACTGCATGGTGGACAATGGTAGAGCTTTATCCTATGCTTATGTATAAGCACGATAACGGTAACTTAGTTACGCGCCAATCAGAAAACACTACAGCTATCTCTTCAAGTGAGTTAGCAAGCCTTAGAGATATGGCACGTGAGAACGCTAACTATTATACGCAGCGCTTAGTAGATTACTTGTGCGCTAATAACTCAGACTATCCCGAATATAGCAATAATACTAGCCCTGATATTACACCCATTCGTGTAGTCAATAGACAAAGCCAAGTAGCTTTTAGCAGATCTGTTAATGATAATGCAAACCCATGGTATAGATTTAGCATCCGAAACTTTACTAACTAAATGAAGATAACAAAGGAAGAGCAGACACGTAAAGACTATGAGCGTAAGCTAAAAGTCTACTTAACTAAACGCGATAAAGAATTAAGAAAGAATGAAAGCACCAACAGCAGAAGAGCTTAAGGCTCAATTCACAGAGCTTGGTTACAAGTGGCCTACTATTCACGTGGTAGGAATACGTAGTAAAGCTAATGAGCCTAACAAATTTGACGATCTAATAGGATTGGTGCAAGGAGATCAGGTGAATTGGTATACCGGTACAACTAATCCAGGTACATTTTGGCTTAATAGCCCTATGAATTCTTTAGGCACAGCAGTTTTAAAGTGTGGACAATATGTCGACACTTACACAATAGGCCTGCATCAGGGCAAATACACAGCATTAAAGCAATCTAAAAAGGTAACTGTATTTCGCGATGCTGATAAAGATTCAGTAGCTGAGGAGCAAGGGAAAGAAGATACAGGATTGTTCGGTATTAACATCCATCGTGCTAATGAATCTGCTGAATCTAAGAATGTAGATAAGTGGAGTGCGGGCTGCCAAGTGCTTAACAATCCTAAGCAGTTCAAAGAGCTTATTCAGGCCTGCATTAAATCGGGTAAGAAGTCATTTACCTATACACTACTACACGAATTATGAGCAACCATCAGCAGCAAGTAGCGGAAGGAGTAACCGGTACAGTGAGCAGTATTCTTTTATCTGTGCCTGCATGGATGTTAGATGTAGAATTCGCTTTAAAAATTGTATGTTTAATCTTATCAGGGATAGCTTCAATTTTTACCATCTATAAGATGAACAAGCGCAAGAGATGAAATGGTTAAGAAGTGTATTCAGTAATGAGGGAGATGCGAGCTCTAAGCGGGTAGCATCTATACTAGCATTACTTGTATGCATTAACTTATCTTACATCGGGACATTTACTGATTACAAAACTCCTGAATACATGTTCGATGGCTTACTAATTTTAGCAGGAGGAGGTTTGGGATTAACAGTTATTGAGTCTATCTTTGATAAAAAGAATTCAAATGACACACCAAACGAAGGAACAAATTAAGTTAGCTGTAATATTCGGAGTAGCTGTATTTATCTGCATACTCATGCAGCTCATGTACATCAGAATTAAAGAAGATGAGAAAGCTTTAAAGGGCTATGAAAGAAGAGCAGATAGAGCTACGCATGTGATAGATTCATTAGAGGCTACCAATGCCCAGCGCATGCTCGAAATTGAACAACTGAATGTGCAATTACAACGTAATACAGAAAGATATGAAGCTAACATCAGTGCTATTGATTCTTTGGATAGGAATGGCCTTAAGCGTGCCATGCGTAACTTACTCACAGAACTTACCGGAGAGAGATACCCTGGTGAGTCTAACGACTAAAGAAGTAAGAGCACTACTCAAGTTAAAGGCCGAGCGCGATTATCTGCTAGAGCAGAATACCTTATTGACAAAAAGTGATAAAATTTCAAGTTCTGTCATTAAGGATCAGGCTAAGACTATAGACGCGTGGGCTATCACTAATGAAAAGACTTCTCAGCAATTAGTTAAATCACAGGAGCAGCTATACAAAGAAACTGCACGTAAAGAATCTTGGCGCAGCGCTGCGCTAATAGGTATCCCTATCTCATTTGTAGGAGGTATAATCTTCACTATCCTTTTCTAAACTAACATTTCTTTGTTAATAACTTTGCTTAAATTAGTAAGGTTTTTTTTGCATATCTAAAAATTAGTAGTACATTTGTCAAACAATAATCAATAACAATTAAAACCAAGTAACATGAACACTGTTTCAATCTACAACCAAAACATCTTAGTTAACAAATTTACATTCGCTACCGAGAAGGAAGCGGTAGACTGCATGCTTCGCCATGCATCTGAGAAAGGCTTAGAAATAAATAAGAATTACACCGAGGCATTTAGCGAAGGTAACAAGCCTGAAATTTTAATCATTGTAAACGAAGCGTAATCATGAAAAAAGTATTAATCTATCTAGCTATCCTCTTCACAGGAATGTTAATTGCGGGCACATTTGATGCTCAGACAGCAGAATTAGAATCACAACCTAATCACATAAGCAAATGAGCGAAGAAAAAAACTATTACAAGGAAATCTTTTTATTCTCAGAAGATGTAGTGCAAATTATAGAGGCTATAACTTTAGCGCAATCTACTTGGCGCAAAGAATATGACGGCAGTTATGATTGGGATACTTACTGCGAAAAGAGAATTAATCAACTTCAAGCAGTGCTTAATAAGATTCATGATACACCTTACAAAGAATTACCAACCCCTAATACGTTAAACAAATGAAAAGACTTTTTGAAATTATTGAAATAGCCAAGTACGATGGCACTCACTACTACTTAAAAATTGATGGTAGTTATGTAAAGCAATTTAATACCTATGAAGATGCATTCGCTGAATACACGATGGCTATTAACTTCAGAGAGACTACTACAGTCTTAGTAAGCAAGGAGGTAGAGCTATGAAGTACCATGTAACAGTTACACCCATTGACGAGGTAGCCATCTCAATAGCTGAGCGCTTAGGCACTGCTAACCTATTCATAGCAGATACGTGGGAAATAGCTCAGCAGATGCTACCACTACTGATGAAGATCTACAAGTTTGACTATACGCCAGTGTGGATAAACGAGTATAACGAAGGTGCACTTTACGAGTGGGAAAATGACGATGTAGTAATTAGTATTAAAAGAATTTAGTATATTAGCAAAATAATCAATATCATGAATAAACCAAACAATGTTACCGGAAAGGTAATCGTATCTCGGTGGGATGCCGAAGGATACAAGTGGCAGCTGTACACGTCAGCGCATAGTTACTCACTAACTGATTTCACAAATGCCAAAAAGCATGGGGAAGTATTCCCTGATAATGGCACATTTCTATTTCAGTTTGAGAGCGAAGGCGAAGAGAATATACACGATTACTTTTTGTCCGATGTCTACGCTATCTGATCGCGCTCAAAGCAGATTCATCTGCGTGCAGAGCTCACTACCGGGAGAGGAGTTAGAGTTCAATGAAATGGCATCTAAAGTAGTCTATGAAAGCTGGCGTTCATACTTCCAAAATAACCCCCATGAATTACAGCAGAGAACCTAATTGGGCAAAGCTCAAGCCTGAAATAGATTGGGACGAGCAGGAAGAAAAGTTAGCAAGTAAGTTAGATAAGTATATTAATCAAAACAAAATAAAACAAGTAGTTATGAATCAAGGAATCGTTAAAAGTCAGAAATTCGTTAGAAATTGGGATGGCCCATCAGGTACTATCTATTACTTCGATTTAATCGTAGAAAGTAATGGAGTAAATGAAGTAGGTCAAGTAGGTGTAAAGGACATGAACAGCCCTAAGATTGCAGTAGGTGCTACCATTCACTACACAAGTGAAGAGCGCACTGGCCCTACAGGTAGAAAGTCAACTAACTTTAAGCTTCAGAATCCTAACCCATTTAATGGCTCATCTTCTGCTCCAAGTGGTGCGGCGAATAGCAACTCTAATTACCGCAAAGAATCACCTGAAGTGCAGAATTCAATCAGCAAATCAGTAGCACTTAACAACGCTGTGTTGTTTTGCAAAGAGCAGAAGGGCAGCAAGCCAGGTGATGTATTAGATACTGCTGAGATTTTCTTAGCATGGCTTAAAGGTGAGCATGTAGAGGCAGTACAAATTAAAGCAGTAACAAATGAAAGCAGCGAAGATGAAATGCCATTCTAAGCTTACTCCATTTCACGCATGGGTGCGCAGTCATTTTTTGACTGTTGCACACTTTGCGGAGGTGCTGGAGGTAAGTTACCCTACAGCACAGAAGTACATTAAGCAGCCTCGCTCTATGAAGGTAAGCGACATAGGTAAGCTATCTAATGTTACTGAGGAAGAGATACCATACATATTAGAACTAATGAAGGATTCTAAAAATTAAAAATTATGAAAGAAGTAGTAAAAAGACAAATGAGCGTGATGTATTACATAAATGCTTATCACGAATTAGAATTAAAATTTCAAGATAACAAAATATCCGCTTATCAATTTGGTATTGAGCTATCAGAAATAGTGAATAAATTTCAGTTGTTTTGCAAAGAGCAGAAGGGCAGCAAGCCAGGTGATGTATTAGATACTGCTGAGATTTTCTTAGCATGGCTTAAAGGTGAGGATATAACGCAAAAAATGTTAGATGATTATTACAATTTAAGACATTGAGCTATGAGCAAAGTAATAGATAGAAAAATAGCAGATATATTGCTGCTAATCCCTGCAGATGGGCAGCAGTTCGCACGTCAAAGGTTAGATAACTTGGTGCGAGCTGTTAATGAGAATGATATACCGGAACTTAAGTGGAAATCAATTAATGGTATAGCAGAATCACTTAACGAGGCTAAGGCTAAAGATATGCTCCAAGTAATATTTGAGCATGGCTACGCTACATGGGAAGTGCTTAAGGGCAGAAGCAGACATAGAGAGGTGAATGATATTAGGCAGATCTGCATGTGGATAATTCGCAACGGCACCAGCATGAGCTTCCAAAATGTAGGGCTAATATTCCAAAGGCATCACGCTACTGTACTGCACGCTGTTAAGCACGTAGAGAATATGCTGCAGACTGATCCATTGTATAGAGCTTGTGTGCAGTCTATTTTAGATAAGCTACAGGATGCCAATTTAGAACGAGTGTATAATAAATTAACAAAGTAATTTTAAATCAATAATCATGAAACAAACCACAATTCAATTCGAGAAAAGAAAGAGCGAGCCTGTAACTATTCAAAGATTACAGCGAGCTTTAGATTCTATTGCTAATGGAACACAACTAACTGAGGCTATTAGAGCTGAAGGATTAGGCCCATGTTTTGGAAAGTTTTTAGTAGGTGCTAGAGTCTTAGCGCGAATAGACCATAAAACAGTAGTAGTATTAAAGCCGAAATTAGAGCGTAAAGATTTCTACCGGATAATGGATATTCAGACTAAGGATAATCTTAAGCGCAAAAAAAATAGGAATGCTATTTCTTTTTATGAGCAGAAAAAAGACAGCCCATTTATTGGTAGAGTGCCATTACCCAGCGAAGTAAATCTTCCTAAAGAGATTCAGTCAGTAAGAGTTAGAAGTAAGGGAAGAGTTAAAAATGCTGTAGCCTTGCCATGGTGGAAAAGATTTTTATTATATTTGGCAAATCACTAATCAATAAACCAAATGATGACTATTCTTTTAAAGCGCATAGAAGCGCTAGAAGAGAGGGTAAAAGCGCTTGAATCTAAGCGCTCACCTTCTACTAAATTCACACCCCCATCACTCTCAGACATCATAGCCTACACTGATGATGTAGTACTATCTAAGAAATTCTATTGCCATTACGAGAGTAACGGTTGGAAAGTAGGCAAGAACAGTATGAAGAGCTGGAGAGCCGCTGCTGATCAATGGAAAGCAAGAAGTATTAACGAATCTAAATCTAAAGAAGATGAGCAAAGAATTGGCCGCATCAGTACAGCAGAGCTTCAGTCGTTCACTCAGCGCTGAAGAGAAAGCTATAGCTGCATGCATTAGCTCACCTAAGTTAAGTAGTTTATCTGAGCAGGAGTTCAGAGAGCTTATA